TAAGTCGTATAAGCAGGGGTTAGTGGCGTTGCAGACCGCGACTGTGCACTACCTCTGTTTGGATGAGGAGTGCCCGGTGGAGCTGTGGAGCGAGCTTATGCTGCGCACCCAGGCGACGGACGGTTACATTTCCATGGCGTTTACGGCAACGCTTGGGCAGGAAATGTGGCGGCAGGCATTGGAGCCAGGGGATGGCGAGGATGAGAAGTTCCCCGGCGCATGGAAGCGCCAGGTGTCGATGTACGATTGCCAGAAATTCGTGGATGGCTCCACTTCCCTATGGACGAACGACCGGATTGACCAGGTTATCGCGCTTTGCCGCAATACTGCGGAGGTTCAACGGAGGGTATTTGGAAAATTCATCAAAGACTCGGGGCTTGTGTATCCTCAGTTCGAGGCGAAGCGCCATGTTAAACCCTGGCACCCCGTACCCAGTTCATGGCTTTGGTACCAGGCTGTCGATATCGGGAGTGGCACTGATGGTGAGGAAGGCCAGGGCCACCCCTCGGGGATCGCTTTGGTGGCTGTTAGACCGGACTACCAGCAGGGCCGGGTTGTTGACGTTATCCGAACGGACGGAATTAGGACAACGGCTGGAGATGTTCTTATTTTAGCGGACGCTCAGGTAAAGGAGTTCGGGATCCAATGCCAGTCGCGCATTTACGATTGGGGGTCTGCCGAGTTCCAGATCATGGCGGCGCGGAACGGTGGCGGCTGGACGCCAGCGGAGAAGAACCACGAGATTGGTGAGAAAACCGTAAATACACTGTTTAAGTTCGACATGCTCGCCATTTACGCGCGCGGAGAGAACGGCAAGTTGGTAGGGGAGCTTGTCTCCCTTGGCATGTCCACCCCCAAGCGCAAGCGCAAGGACGACGTAATCGACCCGGTTCGCTATATCTGCGCTCAGGTACCGTGGGATATGTCCGTCATTCAATCTTACGTGTCTGCGGATAGGCCGGAAGCTCTTGAGAAGAAACTGACTCCTGAAGAGGAGTCGATCCGCCGGCGGCGGGGAGAGGATATAGATGCGAAAGCAAGCGAGGACGGAATCGACACCGACTTTGCAGAAGCAAATTCCATGTATGAGCACTGACCGCTTTCCAAAACCGGAAGAGGTCTGTATGATTTTAGAATCCTGCTCCAAGCATGGAGTGTCCCAACTGAAATTGGGCTCTCTCGAGGTGTCCTTTGGGGGCCCTATCGTAAGTTTTGAGCAAGCCCTGGCCCCCGGACCAATCAACACTGGGCAAAGTCCTGAAAACGTCATTCAGGCCCAACGCACGGAAGAAAACAACGCTCAAGAGGAGCAGGAAGTTGTGGCTCGTGAGACTCAGGTAGCTGAGTTATTCATCACGAACCCCTACTTGGCGGAGCAACTAGCCGCCAGTGGTGAACTTGAGCTCCCAGAAGCTGGGGATGACGAGAATGACGGAACCATTGCTTGAAGCGGGCCAAGAACACGGCGCAGAGCCGGAAGAGTCCAAAGCCAAGCATACGATTTCACAGTTAGAAGCGCTTTATCAGGCGGACGAGGAGGCGGACAAGGAATTGTTCGCCGAACAGCGTTCAAACCTGCTGCTTTACAGTGGCGATCACTATAATAAGCTTCAATCGTCCTTTTATAGGCGCGTGCGTGATTCGAAGTCTCTATCCGAGGAGCAGAAGCTCCGGATTACCAAAAACCACACGCAAAAGATCGTAGACGCCTACACCAACCATATTATGAGCACCGCTCCCGGAGTGGGCTTCTCCCCCGCCAACAAGGCGGAGCTAAAAGACCAAAAAGCCGCTGAAATGAACAAAGGCGTTTGGGATTCGGCCAAACATCGCCTTGGCCTGGACGAAACGATCCAGGATTTCGCCGAAGACTTCTGCCAAATTGGCGAAGTGGCCGCGCTCCTGGCCTTCAACCCCACCTCCGGGGCCTTCCTTGGGTACGAGCAGGGCGAAGACGGCAAGATGGTCGCCAAGTTCAAGGGTGATATCATCCCCGAGACTGTTTATGGCTTTAACCTTATTATTGACGCTGCAGCCACCGACCACCGGACCGCCGCGCGCATGACGGTGCGGAAAATGACTCCGCTGAAAGAACTCCTGGCGATGTTCCCAGGGGAGGAGAATAAGCGTTTCATCCAGGAGTCTTCGGACCAGACTTACGTGATTTTTGATCGCGGAAGGAGCGGGTACCAGAAAACCAAGGACCAGTGCTTGCTGCGCCGGATGTATTTCCGCCCCTGCGTCGACTACCCCATGGGGTACGTTTTCTATTTCGTGAAAGAGAAGATCCTCTGGGGTTCGGAGCTTCCGGCCGGGGAGTTTCCGATTATCTTCAAGCCCTTCAGGAAGCTAAAAACGAAGGCCCGGGGGCAGGCGATTATTAAGACGATTCGCCCATTCCAGGCGGAGATCAACCGCGCGAGCTCGAAAATTGCCGAGCACCAGATCACCCTTGGGGACGATAAGGTGCTGATCCAGAACGGTACGCAATTGACGGCAGGCAAGGTGCTTTCGGGCATTCGATCGTTCAATTTCACGGGCATGAAGCCCGAGGTCATGCAGGGCCGAGACGGCTCGCAGTACACCGCAACCCTGGTGCAGAACATCACCGAAATGTACAACGCTTGTGACGTTGACGAGCGCGAAGAGCCTATGAGTGGTCAGATCGACCCCATGGCGCTTATATATAGGAGCGGTAAGCAGAAAAAGAAGTTCAAGCTCTACGTCGGGCGATTCGAGCAGTTCCTGGTGGAGTTTGCACAGCTTTATCTTAAGTTGGCGCGCTACCACTTCACGGACGAAGACATTATCCAGATGGTGGGCAAGAACGAGCAGATAAACATTGAAGAGTTCCGTGCGATGGATCCGCTCTGTTACAAGATCCACGTAGAGGCGCAATCGGAAGATTTGGAAACGAAGATGGGCAAGCAACTGGTGCTTAGCCAGGCTTTGCAGTACACGGCGTCCAAATTCGAAAAAGAGGATATTGGAAAAATCCTTAAGGCAATGCCCTACTCCAATTTGGATGAGTCCTTCTCGGATTTGACCATTGATTACGAGGCGGCCACGAACGATATCTTGGCGCTCGACCGCGGCGCCCGTCCGGCCGTATCGGAGTTCGATAATCACGTTTACATGATCAAGCGGCTCACCCAGCGCATGCGCCAGGCCGACTTTGATTTCATGGACGACGCCATCAAGATCAATTACCTCGAGCGCCTGGACGCGCACCAGGAAATCCAGGCTCGCCAGCTAAAGGCGATCCAGGATGCCAAAAACGAGATGATTCCCACCACTGGGTACCTCGTGAGCACCGACTTTTATATGGACGTACCAAACTCTACCGGGGGCATGAAGCAGCAGCGCGTGCGCGTCCCATCTGGCGGTTTGATGTGGTTTATCGAACGACTTGAAGCTCAAGGGCACTCGCTCGAGGGCATAGAGAAAATGAACCAGGAAAACCTGGCCCAGATTGCCGGCAAAGCCGGTGGTATGGCGGGGGGTGAGCACGTAAGCACGCCCCCACAACAGCCCGCGGAAATGGGCAAAGGAAGCGTGAATGGATCTTCAAACGGAATTGCAATCGGACAGCACCAACTCCCCCAGTGAGACAGCGCCCGCGCCCGCATCCCCTCCTCCTGGTGAACCCGCCCAACCGGGCCTAGTCGAGGGCCTGCAGCAGAAGTCGCGTGAGAAGGGCTCCGTAGCGCCTTCCATGCAGCCGGCTGCGCCTCCCGCACCCCCGGCCTTCACGCCCAACTTCAAGTTCAAGGCGGCGAACGAGGAGCACGAGATTCCTGAGTTCATGCGCTCGATTATCAAGGACGAGCAGAGCCAGAAGTACCTTCACCAGCTTTATGAAAAGGCTTATGGAATCGACACTGTAAAGGAGCGGTTCCAGGGTGTGCGCCAGGAATTGCAGGGGTTGCAGCAGACCCACGGCCAGGTGATGGGCACTGTGCAGCTCGGGCGCGAAGCGTACCAGCGCGGCGACCTCGACACGGTTTTCAAGACCTTCCGTATCTCGGAAGATAAAGTATTGCAATGGGCCGTCAAGAAGGTACAATTAAGCCAGATGCCTCCGGAGCAACGCCAGCTCCACGAGTCTCGTGATCTAGCAGAACGACGCAATTGGGAGATGGAGCGACAATATGCTTCGCAATCTCAAGAGCAACTGCAAATGCAATCCCAGCAGCTCGTAGAGATGCTGGACATTGTTCTCGAGCGGCCAGAATATAGCTCCATCGCTCAGGAGTTCGAAGCACGCAAGGGTCCCGGAGCTTTCCGTGATCTGGCGATCCGCATGGGGGAACAAGAGTTCTACTCATCGGGAAAAGTGCTCTCTCCGAAGGAAGCAGCCGAAAAAGCCGCCGACCTCCTGGGAGGAGTGCCGCAAAGACAGCCCCAACAGGCCAGTCAGGCGGTACAGCAGGCCACACCAGCCACTCCGCAAAAAATCGTCATGCCTCAAGTAGGCGCAGGAAGAACGGCAACGCCCGCAAAGGCTCCGCCCAAATCCCTCGACGACATTCGGAAGATCTACGCGCAAGTATCTGGCCAAAAATAAAAACTTTTTAGATTCATAGAAGGGAATCAACCATGGGTACCACCCGTACATTTCAGGATATGCTCAACGAGTATCTCCCAAACGAGCTTCTCAAAGAAGAGTTCGTAAAGCGCGACTATCTCCTCACCAAGATCGAGAAGGACAACTCCTGGCTCGGAGGAAAGCTCGTTGTTCCGTTTAAGGCCGCTGGCGCAAGCTCGGTAGCTTTTGGAGCCTTGACGGCTTCTGACAATATCGCGGAAGACAAGTTCGT